TTAAGCAATACTTGCCAGTAATGAATCGACTAATCAATCAGTATCTGCAGGTACTGGACTTTTTTGTGGCATTTCACTTAGATGAAAATTTTAACGAGACTATCAGATCAAGGCATCGTGACTCGTTTAACTACGCATCCTTTTCCGAAGGGGAGAAACAAAGAATTGACTTGTCTCTACTCTTTACATGGAGACAGATTGCAAAGATGAAAAATAGTGCGGCCACAAACCTATTAATTTTGGATGAAACATTTGACTCTAGCTTAGATGTGGATGGGGTAGAAAACCTAACCAAGATACTAAGTACACTAGATGATAATTCAAATGTCTTTATTATATCCCACAAAGGCGACCTACTAGAGAACAAGTTCCGTAGCAAGATTGAGTTCTTTAAACATAAGAATTTCAGCAAAATCCGATAGTTTTGTTACATTTGTGTTACATTCTTGTAACTTTTTTAAAAAAAGTGCAAAAAAGTGTTGACAAATGGTGCTATATGTGATATGATATACCTATATTCAAAGATAAGGAGTGGATATGACAAAATCTCAATTACTACCCAAACTACTGGCAAAAGAGAATGTTACCATCAAGCATGGTAATTATAAGACTGCCTGGTTTGATATCAAGAGCCGTACCCTTGGTCTTCCATTGTGGGAAGATATGCACAAGGATGTGTACGACCTATTTATTGGTCATGAAGTTGGCCACGCTCTGGAAACACCATTCGAAGGATGGCATGATAGTCCAGAAAAGTTAAAGGGTTGTCCTAGGTCTTATATTAATGTGATTGAGGATGCTAGAATTGAAAGAAAAATCCAAGACAGATATCCCGGCCTGGTTGCTTGTTTCAACCGTGGCTACAAACATCTTCTTGATAAAGAATTCTTCGGACCTCTTGACGACCTAGATTGGGATCAAATCAAGTTAATCGACAAAATCAACCTTAAGACCAAACTCGGATCAAAGATGGAAGTACCTTTCTCTTCCGAAGAAAAGGTGTTCTTGGATAGATCACTTAAAACAGAAACATTTGATGAGGTACTTGATCTTGTAAGGGATATCTTGGCATGGACTAAAGAAAACCAAGACGAACTAATTCAGAAACCAGAACCTGCTCCAAGTCTTGATGAGTCTAACCAACAAGGAAAACAAGAAAGTCAAGAACAAGGAGGACATGATGATTATGAACAAGAAGAAAATAGTGCAGATGAACAATCCTCAACTAATTCTTCGGTTAATGAAACTGAGGAATCAGAAGATGGAGAAGTCAATGTCGGCGTCAAGTCTCCTGAACCTCAACATACCGAAGACGATATTTCAGTTACCGATACTATTTACAGGCAGAAAGAAAAAGAACTAACCGGGGTTAATGAAAATTCTCAACCAGTCTATATGGATGACGTCAGTAAGGAAATCATTTCTAAGGCCGTGATTGACTTTGGTAAACTTGCCGAGGCAAGGAACAAGTTTGAAAAATACACAAAAGAATTCGAAGGGGAATATTATACTGCATTTGATTATTCAGAATTCCCTCAATACCTAAAGAATGTCAAAAAGAATGTTCAAGTTGCTGTAAAGGAATTTGAAATGAGAAAAGCGGCATACAGATATACCAGAGCACAAACTGCCAAGACTGGCAGAATTGATGTGAACAAGTTATGGTCTTACAAGACTAACGAAGACATATTCTTTACTGCTACTAAACTGGCAGATGCAAAGAATCATGGAATGATGCTTCTCATTGATATGTCTGGCTCTATGTCGAACTCAATGACTCATGTAATGGATCAAGTTGCTCACTTGGTTATGTTTTGTAAGTCTGTAAATATACCATTTGAGGTATACGGATTTACTTCAACAAATCCTGATTTGGATTGGGACTGGGTAAAAGATAAAGAAATTCCATTTGAAATTGATGGCCTGTCAATGCCACTAATCTGTTCTTCCGACCTTAATAAGGCTGACTTTACCGAGGCGATGAGACACATTTATAAAAGGGCAACAAAAATAAGTTACTGGAGAGACCTATGCAAATACGAAGAATATGGCTCAACTCCATTAAATCAGGCACTGATTATTTCACATCACCTGGTTAAGAAATTTAAAAGAAAGCATGGTGTTGAGAAAATGAATTTCATCACCTTTACAGATGGAGATGCAAACAGAATCGGAGTTTACAATAATCAAAATTATGATAATTCAGTGTTTCCTGATAGACACAATGCCATAATTAATGTTGATGGAAGCAGAATAAAGACCGCTACTCATTCAAGAAAAATGACCAAGAGCTTACTACTGAACATGGAAAAGAAATATGGCTGTAACAATATCGGGTTCTTTATGGCAGATGATGCTAGTGACTGGAGACAAAGACTTTGGATTGTTTCGGACGAACTGAATGTGGATTCATACGAATACAGAGACAATGCTGGTAAGGAATACAGAAAGAACAAATGTGTTCATGCTGAGAAAGTCCTAGGGTATTCTCAATACTACTTGGTAAAAGGCGGTAATCACCTTTCAACTAGCTCAGACGAATTCGAGGTTAACGAAGACGCCTCAAATGCCAATATTAGAAATGCATTTAAGAAGTTTGCCAAGAGTAAGAAACAAAACAAAATATTGATGACCAAGTTTGGTAAGGCAGTTGCATGATAAAATGTAACACAATTGTAACAAAAAAGTTTAAAAAAAGTGTTGACAAATAGTGTATTGCGTGGTACAATATACCTATATTAAATGATAAGGAGTTAATTAATTATGAATGAAGTGAAAATATCAACCCAAAATATTGTCAAGAAATTGATATCAACATATCCTGACCAGACGCAGTTCAGGAAGAATGTTATTGTGGACACAGCCAAGGCTATGGGCTATAGAGGCCCAGACTGGTATGACCTAATTGATGGTGATAATAGAGTCAAGATCGGTACTTATGATTTAAGTGCTATGATTGATTCAGTTAAACCTATAATGAGTACGGAAGTGGTAAATACCATGGATCCTGCACCAACAGTTGCAAAGATGCAATCAATTGTAAACGACGAGAAGTCATTTGCCAAATTTGACCCAACCTTCGTCCCATGGGGCGCCTTTTCGGACATTGTTAAAATTATCAAGTCCGAGATGTTCTATCCCGTCTACATTTCTGGTTTATCAGGTAATGGTAAAACCTTCATGGTCGAACAAGCGGCGGCCAAACTTAACAGAGAATTTATCAGGGTGCAGATTAACCCAGAAACTGATGAAGATGATTTACTAGGTGGATTCAGACTTATCAATGGCGAGACTGTGTTTTCTAAAGGCCCAGTACTCAAGGCTATGGAGAATGGAGCAATCCTTCTACTGGATGAAATTGACAGAGCTACTAATAAAATCATGTGCCTTCAAGGTATCCTAGAAGGTAAACCAGTCCTAGTCAAAAAGACTGGAGAAACAATTTCTCCAGCCCCTGGATTCAACGTAATCGCGACGGCCAATACCAAGGGTAAAGGTTCGGATGATGGCAGGTTCACAGCGGCCTCTATTATTGACGATGCCTTCTTGGAAAGATTTACAGTGGCCGTTGACCAACAATTTCCTTCACAGGCTATAGAAAAGAAAATTGTCAACAAACATATGGAAAAGTTTGATATGGTTGACACAGACTTTTCTGAGAACCTTGTGGCATGGGCAGATATTATCAGAAAGACATTCTATGATGACGGAGTGGATGAGGTTATTTCAACCAGAAGGCTCTGTCACATTGTCCAAACCTTTTCGATCTTCAAAGATAAAATGAAGTCCATCGACCTATGTATTGCAAGGTTTGACGATGATACAAAACTTGCATTCTTGGATCTTTACAGTAAAGTGGATTCGGGTGTGAATTTTAATGATAGTGAACCACCTCTATCTGCATATGAGGATGATGTTGTACAAGAGGAGAACAATGAAATCTAAAGATATTAATTATAAGTTTAATGAGGGAGCTCTATGTGAAGAGCTCCTTGGTTATATAAGTAAAACCTATGACGGCCACTACAGCAAGAATAAATTTCAATCTACTGAATTTATTATTGATTGTGGACACGGTATGGGATTTGCTCTAGGGAATGTGCTTAAGTATACACAACGATACGGCAAGAAGGACGGATATAATAGGGCTGACCTATTAAAGATACTACACTACGCTATCATTGCTCTTAATGTACATGATGAATATCACAAAGACCTTGACAAATAAGGTAATGCGTGGTATAATATTAACTATTGAAATGAAGGAGAATATATGATTATTTCAGACGATACCTTAAAGGTATTACAAAACTTTGCTAGTGTTAATCCTAACCTAGTGCTTAAACCTGGCCAGAAAGTGAAAACAATTTCAGAGGCCAAGAATATCATGGCCATTGCTGATATCACTGAGGACTTTCCACTGGAGTTCGGAGTCTATGACTTAAACGAATTCTTGTCAGTCCATGGTCTTATCGAGAATGCTTCCTTATCGTTTGATGACAAGTCTTTGACTATGTCTAATGGCGATCAGAAGATTAAATATTATTTTGCTGAGACAGAAATTCTTACACAGCCACAAAAGGACATTACAATGCCTAATGCTGAAGTAGGGATTACACTTAGTGAAAAAGTACTTGATCAAATCAAGAAGGCAGCATCAGTGCTAGGTCACATGGAATTATCACTTAGTGGTGAGAATGGTGTGGTTACAGCAAGCGTCTTAGACGTTAAAGACTCTACTGCTAATACATTTGATATTGTGGTAGACAAAGACAATAACTGTAAAGAACCATTTACATTTGTGGTCAACATTCCAAATCTAAAATTACTACCAGGTGATTATTTTGTCTCAATCAGCTCTAAGTTGATTTCAAACTGGCAGAATACTAATTATCCAATAGAATATTTTATTGCCTTGGAAAGAACTAGTACTTATGGTGTATAAATATAAGTACATTAACGAATCTCCCATTTTAAATGATGGGGATAATGTGGAGGGTGCCGAAGGTCGGGCTCTCTTAAATTAGTCGAAACTTTGCAAAGGAGAAGAAAATGACTGAAGAAGTAAACGCAGTAGAAACTGCAGAAACAGAGGCACCTCAACTGTCTCTACAAGACATCGCAACGATGGTACAAATTATTGATGTTTGTTCCAAGCGTGGTGGCTTTGAAGGACCTGAACTAGAAGCAGTCGGTTCATTGAGAAATAGAGTAGTGAAATTTTTAAATGCAGCTGCTCCTAAAGATGGCGAAACACCGGAAGGTGAATTACCTGTCGAAGAAGAAGATTCAGCAGAATCTTAATCTCAGGGGGAGGGCAACCTCCCCTTCACTTTTTATTATTAAGGATTATATTATGGATCGAAATGAAACATCTCGCCTCATCGAGGCTCTCAAACGTGGTACTGTAACAGTTACCTTCAATAAAATCAATACCGGCGAAGTCCGTGTGATGCCATGTACTCTTAATGAAACAGTACTGGAAGCACATGGAGTAAAGACCGCAATTAAAGAAATTAGTTCCGACTCTGATCATTTGGCGGCATGGGCTCTCGACAAGGAGGCTTGGAGGTCTTTCCGACTTTCCACAGTTACTGGTTGGGAGGTACTCTAATGGATGATTTTTTATGGGTAGAGAAGTATCGACCACAAAAAATTGACGATTGTATTTTACCTACATCAATCAAGAAAACATTTAAAGATATTGTTAAAGGAGGTGACCTACACAATATGCTTTTAACCGGTACAGCCGGTACAGGTAAGACAACAATTGCCAAGGCCTTGTGTAATGAGCTCGATATTGACTTTCTACTGATTAATGGATCAGAAGAATCAGGTATTGATACACTCCGAAATAAAATTAAGAAGTTTGCCTCATCCGTCTCCCTACAGGGTGGCTATAAAGTAGTAATACTTGATGAGGCCGACTACCTTAATCCACAATCAACCCAACCTGCATTACGCGGCTTTATAGAAGAATTTAGTGCGAACTGTAGGTTTATATTAACGTGTAATTTTAAGAATAGAATCATTGAGCCTCTACACAGTAGGTGTTCTGTTATTGAATTTAATATGTCAAAGAAGGATTCTGGCACACTCTGTGCGGAGTTTCTAAAACGTATACAGTTCATCCTAGACACAGAAAAGGTATCATATGAGGTTCCTGTTATTGCAGAACTTATTATGAAACACATGCCTGATTGGCGCAGGGTACTAAATGAATTACAACGATATTCAGTTTCAGGTACTATTGATACAGGTATATTGGTTACCCTATCTGATATATCAGTTAATGAATTAATGAGTTCACTTAAACGCAAAGACTTTAAAAAGATGCGTCAATGGGTTGCAGATAACATTGACACTGAACCAGCTGCTGTATTTCGTAAGATATATGATAATATGGGAGAACATGTTGAACCAACATCTATTCCACAGCTAGTACTCATTCTTGCTGACTATCAGTATAAGAATGCATTTGTTGCTGACCACGAACTAAACCTCGTGGCATGTTGCACAGAAATTATGGCTGGAGTGAAATTTAAATGAGCAACCCATTTGATTATGTGAACAGTATTAATATCTCAAAGAAAGATATAATGCACGACGATATATCAGAAAAAAGTTATCCTGGATTCATGGTTAATAGAGCATTATCATACTTTACTGATACGGTTCTATTTGCCAATGAGATGAATATTAACCACCATATAGACAATAAGCTTCAATATCATTTTCTTATAAATATAATTAGGAAGAAGAAAAGGTTCTCCAAGTGGTTGAAACCACAGGAAGTAAATAACCTAGAACTCATTAAAGAATATTATGGATATAGTAATGAAAAGGCTAAGTCCGTTTTACCATTATTTAATAATGAACAAATTGAACTATTGAAACAAAGGATTTATAGAGGTGGAAAACGAAAATATTGAAATCAAAAACTGGACTCCAGCTGATATGCTGGAGATCACACTCAACGAGCCAGACGACTTTTTAAAGATAAGAGAAACATTAACTCGTATTGGAGTCGCATCACGTAAAGATCAAAAACTGTATCAGTCTTGTCATATCCTACATAAACAGGGCCGATACTTTATTGTTCATTTTAAAGAACTGTTTTTGTTAGATGGGAAACCTTCTAACTTAATCGAGAATGACCTACAACGTAGGAACACAATTGCCACGTTATTGCAAGATTGGGGATTAGTAACAATCATCAATCCAGCAACGGCAACAAGTTTGGCACCATTGCGCCAAATAAAGGTCATTCCGTACAAAGAGAAAGCGCAATGGGAACTGTGTCCGAAATACAATATAGGAAACAGTAATGGAGAAAAAACTTAAAAAAGCATGGAAGAGATTTCATAAATTTATGAAGTCT